AGGGTCGACGCGTGGGCGATCAGGTCGAGGTGGGCCCTACGCCAGCCCCCGCCGGTGCGCTCGAGCGCCACCTGGGCCGATCCGCCCACGCCGCGGCCGTCGGCCTCGAGCCAGCCGTCCGGCGGGTTTCCCGCCCGCAGCAGCGCCAGGTCCTGCGCGTCCATGCCCGGGGCGGTCCGGTAGTCACACGAGAGTCGGTACCACTGGCCCGGGACAGCGTCGTGGGACTCGTAGATGCCACCGACCCCCGACGTGCCGTCGAAGGCCACGCGGGCGGCGTACGACCCCTCGCGGATCTCCTCGGTCTCCTGCTCGAGCGTGATCCCGCTGGCGAGGTCCTCCACCCAGTGCTCGAGATTGGAGCTGGAGAGCCACGCCTCGAAGCCGCCGTCGGTGAGCTTCTCGCGCCCGAACTGCGGCACGGCCTGGCCCCGGCCGGCCAGCCAGACGGAGCTGTAGGCCATGATGGACGTGGTCGCCGGCGAGCTCCCGTCGGGCAGGTGGACGTAGAGGCGCGGGAACGCGCCCCAGCGGGCGGGAGGGAGGGGGTTGGGGCCCGGAGGCTCCCCGGCCGGTGCGGCGTGGTACGCGAGGGCGTCGGCGGCGTCCCAGATCCGTCCGCGGACGAAGACCACCTGGTCGACGCGGCCGTCAAGGTTGGTGGCGCCATGATCGCTCGCCCCCACCCATAGGGCCGAGCTGGACAAAAACTGATACGAGAGATCCGGGTTAGTCAGCGCCTTCGACCCAACGTCGACGCCGTTGACGTACAGCCTGACAGTCCCAGCAGCGCGGTCGATCACGCTGACCATCGAGTAGAAGAGCCCGTCGCCCGGAGTGAACGAGCCACCGCTCAAGAACGTGGTGCTGCCTGCGTTGGTCGGGCTGCCGGTGGCGTTGTCGTCTTTCAGGCCGACGGTGAAGACGTTTCCCACGCTCCCGCGGGTGCTCCAGCCACTCCCAATCCCGGGCTTCTTGGTGAAGATGTGCTGTCCAAGGGATCCGGGAGCCGAGTCGAACCGCACCTTGGCCGCCACATTGAAGCTCTCAGCCCCAGGATCGAACGCGGCGGCGGCGGCGGCGGCGAGCTCGAGCCGCGGAGAGTCCGTCCTGTCTGTCACCAACGTCAACTGCGCGCCATCGCCCTGGACGGCCGCGGCGTAGGCCGGGCCGTTCACCTCCGTGAGATTGTGGCCGTTTCCGGAGAGGTCCAGTCCATCGCCCTCGAACTCGAAGAGCCCCGTCGGGACGCCCATGTCGCGTCCGTCCGCCCACTGGTAGAGCCCCCACCGCGTGACCCCGTCTCCCCAGCGGTGCCCGCCGTCGGCGACCCCGTCGACGAAGAACGTGCCGGGCTCAGCCTCGCAGGCCGCCAGGGACTCCACGCGCTCGAGCCCCGCGTCCCGCAAGCTCTGGGCCGCCGCCGGCGGCAGCTCGGCGTCGCGGAAGAAGGCCGAGTAGCGGGCGCCCCACGCGTTGGCGCCGAAGCGTGACCACGGCCCAGGGACGATGCGGCCGAGGCGCAGCTCCACCAGGTGCTCGAGCCCGGCGGCGGACTCCTCGCGCAGCTCGGTCAGCGGGCGCAGCCCGGAGACGACGCCCGGGCGCCCGGGGACCACCCGCGTCACCCGAGCACTTCCTCGAGGTCGAGCCCCAGGGTCCAGAGGTTGGCGGTCCGCTCCATGCGCTCGAAGGCCATGTCCCGGTAGGCGCAGTAGTGCGTGTCGGCCAGGTCGGCAGAGAAGCGAGTCCAGAAGAGGGCGCCGCCGACGCGCACCTCGTCCGCGAGCGCCTCGCCGGCGAGCTTGTCCGCGTCCGTGAGCCCACGGAAGAGCACCGACCAGGCCCGCATCTGCTGGTACCGGGCCTGGTACAGGGCGCCCTGCTCAGCCCGCAGCCCGTGCGACGGCCCGGTGATCGCGTGCCGCTCCGAGAAGGAGTGGGAGACGGAGAACTCGGTGTAGGGCCCGACGAAGAGCACCCCGAGCCGGGTGAAGGAGTCCGCGTTTTCCCGGTCGTCGAGGACGAGCCGCAGGTACCGCCGGGTCTCCTCGGTGAAGTCGGCGATTCGGTAGACGCCGGCGGCGGCCAGGGCCTGGGAGAACGCCGGCGAGGTCCAGGCGTCCGTGTCGTTCGCCTCGAGCGTGACGGCCGCTCCGGAGCTCAGGTTGTGGCCATGGATCAGGGCCCGGGCGAACGCCTGCGCCTCGAGCAGATCCACGCGCAGCCAGGCCCGGGAGTGGTACGCGTCGGAGTCTCCGACGTAGCTGTCCAGGCCCGTCTTGTCGGCCGTGTCGAGGTGCCCCAGGTCCGGGCCGAACGACCGGCCCTTGTTGGCGCCGGAGTCCAGCAGCAGGTCGAAGGCGGCGTCGCCGGCGATCGTGAAGCGCGGGCCCACGGGCGTCACGGCGTAGTTGTTCGCGTCCTCGGCCGTCATCCGCGCAGCGACGTGGGCCGCGACCGCTGCGGGCGTCTCGTAGGTCCCGTGCGTGAGGACGGCCGCGTAGGTGAGGGAGCTGCGCTCGAAGTCGAGGCGGTCGTTGTCGGGTCCGATGGTGTGACCCACGGGCGTCCGCCACTCGACGCTGGGGACGGGGTCGCGGACGTTGCGGATCGGGAATCCGGCCTGAGCCCCCGAGGGCGTCAGGACGATCCCCTCCACCGCCTGGACCAGGTTGTGGTAGGCGAAGCGGTCCATCAGCTCACCCGCCCACCACGGCGCCCTGGTGGATCCGCAGGGAGCCGTCCTCGCTCATCTCCAGGATCGCCTCGCCGACAGGTCGGCCGGCGAGGACGAGCTGCAGTACGTGGCTGCTGCCGGGGGCGGCGCCGCCGCGCACGGCAGAGGCCGCGCCGCCCATCCGGGACGTGATCCGCTGGGCCAGCTCGTCGACGATCGCGCTCTCCTCGTCGACGGGGGCGATCACCTCCCGGCCGTGGAGCGCCTCGATCGACCTGGGCCCGAAGTCTCGGGCGCCGCCGCGTGCGTACCCGGCGCCGCCGGTGTCGGTTCCGTCGAACTGCCCGTCTCGGCCGTTGTGGTTGTAGCGCACGTCGACGGGGGGGATGTCGATACCGCGGAACGCGGACTCAATCCCCTCCGCACCCCGCCGGGCGGCGTCAGGCAGGGTCACTCCCATGTGCTCAGCGATCGACTCGAGGATTTCGGCCGTCCGCTCCATCGCCGTGGCTGCCCGGTCGTTCGCGTCGCGGTGCGCATCGCCGACCACACCGGCGGCCTCGGCCTCGTCGAGCAGGCCCTGGGTTGCCTCGTCGACCTCGTAGCCGAAGTCCTGCTGGAGCTGCCAGATCTGCTGCAGGGCCGGCTGCATCGCGCCGAGCGCCTCGGGCGTGCCCTTCCCCTGCTCGACGAGGGACGCGAAGGTGGCGCTGGCCTCGGCCGCGAGCCCGGCGAAAGTCTCCTGGTTCAGGAGGCCCATGTTGTGCAGCCCGACGAGGGTCTGCCCCAGGCCGAGGACCGCCTCGATCGCCACCTGGGCCGTGAGGGCGGCGAAGGCGGCCGTACCGTCGAGGCCCGCGGTCTCGAACTGCGCCCGGAGCTGCTCGATGATCGGCCCGAGCTGCTCGACTGCCTCGCTGGCGGGGACCCCCATCGAGATGAGCTGGTCGAAGGCGGCGACGACGGCGCCTGCCAGGCCGTCGGCGCCCGCCTGGGTGGTGACGGTGGCGTTGTCGACGTAGTCCTTGAGCCCTCCGATCGTCTGCTGGAGCTGACCGCCGAGAAAGTCGGCGACGGCCGCGGACTCGGTGCCGAAGCGCTCGTTCAGCGCGATCAGCTCGAGGAAGCTGGCCGAGGCCAGGCCGGTGGCCCCGTCGATCGCCTCGGGGATCAGCTCGCTGAAGACCTCGTCGAAGACCTCGCCCGCCTCCCGCACGGAGAGCTTCCCGGTCTCGATCTGCGAGAAGAGGTCCCTGGCACTGGAGACGGCGTTGTCGAAGCCGAACTCCGCGATGCCGCCCGCCTCCTCGATCGCCTCGGGGAGGTTCACCAGCGCGGCCGCGACGCCGTCGCCCAGGCGCTCCGCGTCCTCGGCGATCTGCTCCGCCAAGGCGTCGCTGACGGTGACGCCGAGGGCCTTCCCGGCGTCCTCAGCCGCGCGCTCCACGGGGCTCGAGCCGAAGAGGCTGCCGATCGCCTTTCCGATCCCCATGGCGATCGGCATCATCTGGCCCACGGCCGAGAAGTTGCCCAGGACGCTCCCGATCCCGCCGCTGAAGAACCCCTTGATGCCGCCCAGCAGGCCCTTGCCGCCGCCGAGGTTGATCTTGTCGACGCTCGCGCCGATGCCGGCGATCCCGCTCGCGAGGGTGCCAAAGATCCCGCCGAACGTGCCGCCCATCGAAGTGGCGAGGTTGGCGATGTCCTCCAGGTGGCGGGACCAGTCGACGGTCTTATCCGCGGCGTCTTCGGCTCCCTCGCCGTACCGCTCGGTGAGGCGGTTGATCACCTCTTGCGGCGCCTGCATGGACCTGAGCGTGTCGACGACGCTCTCGAGCGGGGTCCCGGCCGCGAGTGCCCGTTCGCCCCAGGCGTCGAAGTCCACAGCCGTAGTGCGCACCTGAGCCCCGACCTCGTGGATCTGCGGCAGCACCTCCGGGCCGAAGAGCCCGGCTTGGCCGCCGGCGCCCAGCTCGTCGACTGACGCCTGGAAGTCCTTGAGCGAGCCGGTGGTCAGCTCCCACTCCTGACGGAGCCGGGCGGTGTTGGAGCGGGAGATCAGGCTCGAGAACTTCGTCGCCAGCGTCTCGACCTTGGTGCCGGTGCTCCCCAGCTCGTCGCCGAGGTCCTTGCCGGCGTTCTGGGTCTGCTCGAACCAGTCGACGATGTTATTGAGCCCCGCCGACAGCTCGACGCCCTCGTCCTTCAGTGCCTTGGCCTGGGCTCCGAGGCGGCGCATCGCGACGGTGTCTAGCTCGCCGGCGGCCGCGAGTTCCTCCATCGCCTGATCGAGGTCCTTGGCCGAGCCCGCCGCGCTCGTGAACTGGCCTTTCAGGACTCCGACCCGGCTACTCGCCTCCTCGACAGAGATCCCGAGTCGCTCGGCGTGCCGCCTGGCGGAGTTGTGCGCGCGCTCGAACTCGATCGCCTCTTCGGAGGCGCCCATCATTCGCGCGATCATCCCGCTCAGTGCGTCCTCGAGGCCGGTGACCTCCCCGATCCACTTCCCGACCTTCCAGCCGGCGAACGCGGCGCCGGCGGCCAGGGCGGCGGGTCCGATGAAGCCAATGGAGATGGCGAGGCCTCGGGCTGCGATCGACGCGGCGCCGGTAGCCAGCGTGAGGGCCTTGGTCGCTACCGTCTGCACCCCAGTGGCCACGGTGGTCAGGCCGAGGCGCGCGCTCACGGCCGTCAGGACGCCGCCCAGGAAGCCCTTGGCGGTCGCCAGGAGGCCCGTCGCAACGGTGTAGGCGCCGGTCGCGACGCCGGCGGCCGCGGTCTGCCCCTGCAGGAAGGCCAGGCGCAGAGACAGCGCGCTCGTGGTGTTCCCCAGCGCGAAGGCGGCCGCCTGGAGCGTCCGGAAGCTGCCCACCAACTGCGCAGTGATCCCGAGGCGGCCCATCACGAGGACGAGCTGCCCGAGACCACTCACAAGGAAGCCGAGCCCTAGGGCGACTGGCCCGGCCGCGGCAGCCAGGAGGGCGAACCCGCCAGCAGCCACCTGCGCCGCGACGGGGAGCGACCTGAAGGCTGGCAGCACGGCGTCCTGGACGACGGCGATCGCGCTACGGAGGCCGGCGGCCGCAGCGCTCATCGCCGGCGCCAGCGTCGCTCCGACCTCGTTCGACAAGCCCTCGGCCGCAGAGGAGAGCTTGACGAAGGCGCCCTGCAGGCCCGCCGTCGTCGCCGCCTCGAGGCGGGCCGCGGAGCCCTCGGCGTTCTCCATCTCGCGGGTGAAGTCCTGGAGGGCGGCCGAGCCCTGGTCGACGAGGCTGATCATCGCCGGCCCGGCGCGTTGCCCGAACAGGGCCATCATTTCGGCGGTCGAGGCCCCGCTGGCTTCGAGTTGGCGGAACACTTCGTGGAGCGGCTTCAGGTTCCCGGTCGAGTCGAGCACGTCGAGTCCGAGCTGCTCCATCAGCTCGGACATCTGCTTCGTGGGGTTCAGCAGCCTGACGATCGCGCCGCGGAGCGAGGTACCGGCCATGTCCGCCTGGATGCCAGCCGAGCCCATCATACCGAGCGCGGCCGCGGCCTCTTCGAAGGCGATGCCGGCGCTCGACGCCACCGGGCCGGCGTACTTGAAGGCCTGGCCGAGCTGCTCGAGGTTCGTGTTGGAGCTGGTGAAGGCCTTGACGAGCACGTCGTTGACGCGCCCCAGCTCCTCGACCTGAATGCCGTAGCCGGTGAGCACGTTCGACGTGATGTCGGCCGCTCGGCCGAGGTCCATGCTCGCGGCCGCGGCGAGCTGCAACACGCCCGGCATGGCCTTCATGACCTCGGTGGCTTCGAAGCCGGCCATCGCCAGGAAGCCCATGCCCTCCGCCGCCTGGCTGGCGGTGAAGATCGTGGTGCTCCCGAGCTCCTTTGCCTGGGCCTCGAGGCTCTCGAAGGTCTTCCCGGTGGCGCCGGTGATGGCGCCGACCTTGATCATGCCGGCTTCGAATCCGGCGAACGTCCGGGTCGACTGCGCCGCGATCCCGAGCAGGGGGGCGGTGAAGGCGAGGGAGAGCGACGTCCCCAGGCTCTGGAGCCCGGAGCCGATGCTCTCGAGCTGGCGGGCGGACCGGTTGATGGCCCGCATGTTCGTGGCCACCGAGGCGGCCGAGCGGGTCATCGCCGCCTCGAACGAGGCGCTGGCGGCGGACAGCTCGGCGCGGAGGGCTCCGACCAGGATCGTCACTGGCTAGGCTCTCTGTCCACGATCTGGCCACCCTGCGAGAGGGTCCAGCCCTTCAGCGTGTCCCTCATGCGGTCCTCGGACTGCGGTGTCGGTGTCCCTGCTTGCGGGTCGCAGTACTCGGCGCGGTTCGGGAGGCGCTTCTGCCGCCGTAGCGACGCCACGTCCCACGCCACGCCTCGCAGCAGCGCCCACCAGCCCCGCCTGCCCTGGACGTCCGCCTCGAGCAGGTCCATGACCTCACGGGGCGTCGCGTCGTAGAACTCGCTGAGACTCAGCCCGGCGGCGAGGGCGTCTCGCCGGAGGGCGCGCCAGTCCCAGCCGGGGCTTTTCCCCCCGAGGCGGCGGACTGGCCCACCTGGACGAGGTCGGGGAAGGCCAGCTCGATCGCCTGGCCGATGGCAGCGAAGCAGCGCGCCGGGCCCGCCTCGTCGATCACCGCAGCGATCGTCTCCGGCGTCAGCTTCCCGTGTACGCGCTGCAGGCCGATTCGCATGTAGGTACCGAGCTCGCGGAAGCCGACGGCGCCGCGCTCGAGGGCCTTCGCCATCAGGTCGAAGCGCTGGTCGAACGCCGTCTCCAGCTCGATCACCTCGGCCGTGCGCATCACCAGGGTGACTTCCCTGGATGCGGTGCCCGAGATCTCGACCTCGCCCCGGAGGGCGATCGCGACCTCGCCCCGCTCCCGATTTGCCATTCAGCCTTCCTTTCCACGCGGCGCGGCCGCGCTGTTGCTACTACCAGGAGGTGTAGGTCGGCGCTCCGCTCGGGCGGAACGTGATCGTCGCCGCCTGCTTGCCGGGCTCCGAGACGGGCACGTTCCACTTGATGTTGCTGACCCCGGCCGCGAAGTCGCACTGTCCGCCCCCGTTCAGGGTGATGCGGTAGTTGCGACGGGTCCCGTCGAGCAGGGCCTTGAGAGCGCCCGTCGTCGAGTTGTGGGTCGCGTTGTCGGCGAGCCAGTTGACGGTCGTCTGGAGCTCCTCGAACTCCTTGATCCCGCCGCCGATGAACTCCTTGTGGCCCGTCGGGCTGGTGGCGTGGGTGACCTCGACGAACTCATGCATGTGGCCGGGCTCGCCGATCGCCGTCACCTCGGCCAGGTCGGTGAAGACCTCCGGGCTGGCGCCGTCGCCGACCCACAGCCGGCTCCCGTGTCCCGCGCGCGCGTTGGACTCTGGCATTGCTCTCTCCCCTCAGCTCGTCCGCTCGCGCGAGACGATGAAGTCCTCCGAGACGCCGTGCCGGCCGCGCGTCCCGTCACTGTTCTGGACGTCCTTTTCGTGTAGCTCCGGCCCCGGGATCACCTGGGCGATCCCGATACGCACGCCAGAGACATCGCCGGCGAAGCCGTGGAGGGCGTCACGGACGGCCTTTGCCACCGCCTGTGCCTGTGAAGCGCTCTGCGCCCAACTGTCGAGCTGCAGGCGGTCCTGCTCGTACCCGCCGGCGGTCGTCGCCGTCAGGTCCGAGAAGCCGTCGACGCGGCGGTAAGTGATCGCCGGGAGCACGGCAGCCTGCGGGAGGACCGTGGGGTACACCCTGGTCGAGACCAGGGCGGACACCTCGGCGACGCTCAGTAGGCGCTGGCGCACGGCGACCCGGAGCTCCGTCACAGG